TTTTTGAAGTTAAAATTAAAATTTTTTTAAAAAAGTACATTTTTGATGAGTTAAAAATATATTTAAAATTCAAGTGTAAACTAGTTTACAGTGTACACTTTTTAGATAATGTATTGATATGTAACAAGTTAGTTGTGTAAACCACTGTAAACTACTGTCAACTCAAGTGTACACTAAAAAAAAACACCCTCAACTCATTTGCTAAGGGTGTTTGATAATCAATAAATACAAAGTACGCTAAGTTAGTGATTAATATTCGTTATCTGCTATCCTTTGCTTGATTATTATTAGGTCAGTTGTGTTGTTAGCCTTCAAGATGTCATCAAAGATATCTCTCTTATCCTCCTTCACTGGCTCAAACAGTTCAATCTCTTGTTGTATGTGCAATAGATACAACGGGTCCTGTTGCTCCATAAACTGTAGATGCATAGTTGCACCATGTAAAGCTGTTGAGTGGTCTCTGTCAAGCAACCTACCAGCAGCAGATAAGGTCAAGCCTTGATCTCTGAGTAGGTTAAATAGATAGAACCTTCTGTATACTATCTCTCTCTTTTGGCTCTTCCTATCCAGGTTGTGCTCCTTGATGTAGTTAATTATCTCTTGTATCATTATATATCATTCCTATCATTAGTACTATTATTCCTACTGCAAAAGTCAGTAGTGCCATTTTTGCCTCCTCTGCCATGTTAACTGAATTTAGTTGTATAGTATATGGCTTTGTATGCCAGTACTACGGTTGTCATTGTTGATGTCATTTCTTTAATTGGTATTTGTTATTTGTATCCTTATCTACTGAGTACCCTAATGCCTTGAACAGTTCAAAGTATCGGTACACTGTGCGGTGACTTACTCCCAAGTACCTTGCAATGGTATTGATGCACCTGTACTTATCCTGCAGGAGCTCCATGATTCGGATGCATCTGTACATCTTGTGTTGGTTCATTGTTCTAATTTAAAGGTTTCTTCGTAGTATTCTTCTGCTTCTGATTCTCCATCTCCGCCACAACATGAAGCTTGAATTATCTGCTCCTTCTCCATTTCTTTTGCTTGTTCAAGAAGTTCATTGAACTTTTCATTTGAAATAAAACCAAGTTGCCTTGCACTTAATACTTGTTTTGCAAACCACTCTACTGCTGTCTGTTTCATATTCTCTCAATTTTTATAATTAAACCCTCCCACAAATCTGACCCATACTTTGCTTGACTCAGTGAGTCTGCTTTTACGGTCTTGCTGGTTCTCCTCCACGCTCCTTGAGTGTATACTCGATAGTGTATTATCCACATTGTTTATTGCTTTTAAATAGCGGAAGTATAGTTTCTCATCGAACTTATCCCACCCTGTTAGTATTGCTAAATTTGTCATCCTACTACTCCTATGATTACAAGGAAGATTGTCACTACCAATGCTACGGCTCCCATTATAAGGCAGTCAACTATTGCTTTTTGATTCTCAGTCATGATTATAAGTTTTGAAGGTTAGCTTTGTACATCTCAAGTCTTGCAAGTGCACGTGCTTGGATTTGAAGTCTGTGTTTATACTTAGGAAGTAACTCATAGAACATACCTCTGCTAAGGTCTTTCAATGTATCAGATGTTATTTTAATTCTCTCAGCCATACCAGCAATCATAATGTGCTGAACATTCCATATCTCATTATCAATATCCTCTTGATCATACACTTTACCAGTCTCATTGCATACTTTGCAGTCGTGACTCTCATCCCATTGAGGGTCTTTATCCCATGTGTTGTTAGTTGAATACCATCCAGACCCTTCACATTTTTCACAGTCAATTAAAAATTTTTCCATTTTGCTTTGTTTTTAAGTTTAACCCAGTGTCACTATTCTAAAATATTGAATGATTAAATTTCTTTAATTCATAATCTGAAGAAACTCTTTTGATTGAATTTTTTGTTGTTTTCTTCCATACGTAAGACTTAACTCCATTGCCTTCAATTAACCAACAATCGTTTTCTGTTTCAGAAGTATGCTCACCTACGACAAATGCCTCAAATCCATTTGAAGTTCTGTATATCATTTTACTTCTATCAACTTGTTTAATAGTTGGTTTATAAATTTCGTTTGCTATTGTCCATTTGTTGCTCATCATAATTTCTGCGTTTTGATTACCTTACAAAAGTACACAAATTTTCTTAACTGAAAAATTTAATTAACAATTTGAGCAAAAATAAATGTAATTTATAATGATTCTAAATAAGATTATCAGGTCTTGGCGGGATAAAACGGGATAATTAATGTCTAAAGAATGTCTAAAAAATGTCTAAAATTAGGCATAAAAAAACCCCTCTTGTGAAGGGGTTAGGGGTGACTTGCTAACTGTTCTAATGGTAAGTATGCGAGTACTGTTAATCAAATCTTATTTCGTTAACACGTTTTATATATATGTTAACACAAAGGGTTATTTCTTATTGAAACGATTTACAATGAATTTGGATGCCAACTTAGCAACTGCTTTAAGGAAGCCATTTTCTGACTCTACCTCTACCTTGGTACCAGTCTCATCCTTAGTGATGTGTACATCAACCTTTTTACCATCATACTTGAGGTCATGGTTAGTGCCATCTTTGTGATACTCAATCTCTGCCTTGTTAGTCTCAATGATTAGATCAACTTTCTTAGGTCTGCCTACTTTCTTTGCCATGTTAAAATTCGTTTATTAGTGCGATTGTTACTCTTGCATAGTCTTTAGCCATCTTGACCATGCGCTCATAGTCTGGGTTGTTATTAAGGACCAGGCATCCCTCTGACCATCCTCCTATCTTAGTTGCCACCTGTTGGCTGCCCTTGTTATAAGTTGCTCCATGTATATTCATAAAGATAATGTTATCCATTAGCTTGGTAGTGGGGTTAGTCTTACCATCTGTGGTGTAGTCTCTACGATATGGGACCTTAGCAACCTGCCTAAGAGCTTCCATCTTACCCTTATGAAGTCCATAAGCATAGGCATCATAGTTCCAACGGTCAGCTTCCATGACAGCAGTACCCTTGTTACCCTTGTTAGTGGTGCAAGAGGTCACGAATTGAAAGTCTGAGCCTATCCAGGTATATACTTTGTCATCAAACACATCATTTGCATCCTCATTTGATCGCACGAATAGTAGCCACATGCCAGATGGGATGTTCTTATAGGTAGGAAGTGACTTGACTCTTGCAAGTAGTTCCTTATCTGTGTAGCTTTTAACGTTGCTCATTGCTTTCTACTGTTAATTGTGATAGTGTAGCCGCCACAGTGCCCACTGTAATAGCGTAGGATGCAACGGTTACTACTGCAACGGGTAAAGTTATAGGTGCAGTCACGATAACGCCTGCAATGGCTCCTATTGTGATTGCTATTTTCTGCACTCTCTTCCAAAACTTAGGAGTAGGAGCGGACCATCTTTGTGCTATGCTCATCTTGTTAGTTGTACTTCTATTAATTTCTTTACTGACTGAGTTAACTCACTGATTTGTTCTGCCAGGTGCTTGATCTCAAGCTGAGTCATTTTTTCAATGGCTTCATACTTAAACCTGGACTCATTGTCTACCAGTTCAATCTTACCTTTGAGCCTACCTTGAGTCTCAATTATTCTCTTCTGCTCTTCTGCTAATGCTTTGATGTCTGAGTGCACCCCTTTAAGAAAGTATGCTACACCCGAAATGAGTATTGTTATTATTGTGAAGGCTATTTCATTAAAGTCCATTACAGTATCAGTATTGAGTTATTATATCCGTTCTCTCTCATCCCACCACATGGGCATCCACTATGGCATACACCCACACAATCACAGATGCATCTATCTATCATAGGTCTAAGGTCAGTATCTCTGTTGGCAGGGTCAGTGAACTCAGGGAACAAGTCTCTGTTAGCTACTAAGTACCTGATCAAACGTTGCTCAAAGAATGAAGCCTTCTGTGCGTAGTGCTCCATGCCAAAGGCAACCTCTGAACGTCCTACAGATGCAGAGAAATCTCCGAACTGAGTCTGCAATCCTTTGTTCTTAAGTTGGTAAGTCAATCCAAACACCGCATCCTCTGCACTCCTCCATGCTATCACTGGCTGTATGAAGCCTACAAGGGTCTCCTCATCTGGGTTCAATGACTGAGCGTTGTACTCAGTCAACATGTGGTTGTAGAACAACGTACCCAGGATAGGCATTACTCTAAGCTGGGCTTGTGTTGCTATATATGGAGTCACATCCGTTACATCAACATTCGCTGTGATAGGTGTGTTAGTTTTTAGATAGGTCTCTGTTATAAAGTAGTTCATATTACAGGTGTTTCAGTTGGTATGATGTCGCCACCTTCAATAGGAGGTAAGGATGCCAGGGCTCTGACCTCGTTTGGAGTCATTGCATTCAATACTTTAGTTGCTACCAATGGACTCAATGAGTTAATGGCATCAGATGTCTTGGATGCATCACCCTCTATCTCTACGATAGTCTCATTGATTATCTGGAAGTTGTTGATCATATACTTACCTGGTATCTTAGCTATCAATAGAAGCTCATTTACGATGTTCTGTACCTCGTTTCTCAATGGCATTACTACATTTTTCTCAAATACAACATAAGCCTGCTTGATGTCAGCACCGCCACCAAGTGAGCCAGTGGTACGTACACCCATAAGGATAGGGTCAATTGTATGTGAAAAGCATATCTGCTCAGTGTTGAGTGCAGATGCCTCATGGAAGAGCTTATCATTGTTATTTACGGGTAGAGCTTCAATCTTTGGTAGTTGGTCTGAGTTGTTAGCAAAGAATGCAACAGCTTTACCTGCGTTAGCAGCTCCTTTCAACCTGTCAATGGTGTTCTTAATCATTGACTTCTCCTCCTCTGTCTGTGGTCTCTTAGGGAACATCATAGCAAAGGATGGAAATATTGAGTTTTGGATGTTAGCCTTAGCAAAGTAGCTCAACTCACCAGATAAAAAAGCAAAGTTTAAAGCAGAAGTATATTGAGGTAACGGATACCACTCCTGCCCAAGCGTCATTAACTCATAACAGTATAACTGCTCCAAGTCAGTGCAGGTAGGATGATATTTCTTGATAGGCATAACATCAATACGAGCACTCCAGTCATCACAAAGGAAGTATGTTATCTTATCCCTTGCCACTCTGACCTTCTCAGGTGATACATTCTCAATCTTATATAGATCACCTTTCTTATTGTAGCATAACTTAAAGTAAACTCTATGGTGTACTATCAATTGCTGAGTAAGTGCCTTATCAACCTTGCCTAATTTAATCTTTTTTTCAAAGGTGTACAGCTTGAGCTTGTCATCATTGGACATTTTCTCAGTCTCAAGGGTGTATCCTCCACCTATCACCGCGTTGGTCTTGAAGTCTACTATAGCACCATGTAAAGGTGAGGTGTAGTAAAGCTGATTAAGTAGCTCAGGGAACTGATTATCCTGACCAAACGGGATGTAACCTGCCACCTGGTATCTACCATTGACATAAGGCAAAGATAAGTTTGCACCTCCTACCTTCTGGAAGGGTGTACTGAATGATTGATATCCTTCTATTACCTCATGTCCTTGAGGCTTACTGCCTACGAATCTACTATACCATGCCATTAGTCATATATTGAATTAATTACTACTCCTGCCACAACAAGTCTACCCTCTTCAATCATGGTCAAGCCAGTTGGGTCAAGGGTGGGTGTTGAGCTCTGATACACCTTGTATCTATACTGACCCTTCACGAAGTCAATATCTGTAGGCTCATCTATTGTGAACAGGTTATATCTTGATGTCCAGGATGAGGTGTCAGTACCTTCCCAGTAGATTGGGCTGGATGTAGTGTTGAACTCATCCTCAAACTCAAATAAATAGTAAGGGTTCGGTATAGTCGTGACCTCTGTAAGAGTCAACACAAAGCTATTAACCTGACCTTTCTCAAGATATATCATACCTATATTGTATTACGTGTGAGTAATAATTAAAAAAGCCCCACCGAAGTGAGGCTCTCTGCTAAATTAATCTATGGCAGATTAAACTGTAGGCTCAGTGATAGGACCAAGAATAGCCTCATCAATTGTGTATGCCAAAGCTTCGTTCTCTGCAATTAG